GGGCAACCGTTCAAGATCGGATACCCCGGACGAATGGACGAATTGAAACGTATCATCGATGACATGCGTCCCGATCTCGTGTTGTGGGATTCGTTGCTGCGGATGCACGACGGCAAGGCATCCGAGGACGAATACGCAGAACGCCTCATATTCATGTTGGACCAATTGCAAGAGGTGTGGCCATCATCGCACGGGTTCACCGCGCATTATCGCAAGAAAACCGGCGACAAGGAACGCGACGACCCCAATGAACGCGTGCGCAATACCTCCGCCATCGTGGACCAGGTAGATGCGCATCTCGCCATGGAACGCGATCGTGTCAACGATCTCGTCACGATCACACCGGTGAAGAACCGCGACGGGGAAGAATTCCCGCCGTTCAACGTTCGATGGCACATCATCAACAACGAAGGTCGTGCGTACCCCGAATATCTCGGCGCCGCGGTCGATCGAGACGGCACCGACGCACGAGCGAAAATTCTCGAATTGATGGCCGACGGGCAAGCCCGAAACATGAAGGATTTGGAGCGCGATCTCGGGGATTTCACGTACCGGCAAATCCGGTTCGCCGTGGACACGTTGGAACGCCAACGGGCCGTGTTCGTGGAGACGAAAAAGGGCGGCGGGAAGCAATTGCGTCTGCGGCCGGACGTTGACACTGACACAACAGTGACAAAACCCAGTGTCAACGCCGCAATTCCGTTCAAAGATTAACGTTATGTTACCTGCTGACACAGTGACAATGACAATCGCGAAAAAACGCCCTGAGTGTCACTGTCACCAAACCCGCATGGCACACGGGTTTACGGCGGTTCCGAGGGGGCTGTTGACACTGGCACCCCTTACGGGGGGCGTTGTTGTGTCAGTGTCCAACGCCCCCCACGGGTCGTTGGTGCCGTCCACGCCAACGGCCGGCCGCGAGAAACCGCCCTGGAAACGACGATCGACCCGGACGCATCCAACACCGCCGAGACGGGAGCGCATATGCCCAAAACGCCCCAATTGATGACGGCGCGGTGTGAACGATGCGGGCATTCGTTCCGGATGGCCGTTTCCGATTTCATGACCTGCTATCGATTGCAGACGATCCGCTTCTACCATCCCGAGATCATGTCACCGACGACGGGCATGGTATTGTGTCCGTTGGATCGTGCGGCCGAATGGTTGGACAGAACGGCCGCGTACATGTTGCGCGTCAAGAATTGGAAGGTGGAACCCGTGGCAAGCACCAACCACGATCTGTTTCATTCGTGGATCGAAATGTTGCGCAGTTCACACGAATGGAGGCGCGACGACGAGTGATAAGCCGCGCAGCGATCGAATTCATTCGAGAAACGACGGTGCGACGATTGGTGTATCAGATGAACTGCGCCGGCACACCGGTGACGAGGTTTGCCGTGTACCGATGGATGCGCGGGGATTTCGAACCGCGCCCCATTCACGCGAGGACGGTCATTCGATTGAGCGGAGGTGTTTTACGCTTCGAAGATTTCTACCCTGGGGACGGCCGTGAACGTACGCGTTCGGGTTGACAACACGCAATTGATCTCTCGATTGCGCAACGGGGAACGACGACTGCGGTATGCCGTGGTGAATTCGTTGAACCAAACCGCGCTTGAGATACAAAAGGAAGTGCGTGCGAACGTGCGGCGACGGTTCGTTGTGCGACGCGATGAATTCATCATGCGGCAATCCGCGATCATCTCATTCGCAAGCGTGCGCCAATCACCTCTACCAATGGTGGAGGTTTACGTCGGGCAGAAGCCGCGCCTATTCCTGCCAGAGTTCGAACATGGCGGCACACGCGAGCCCGCTGTTGGTAAACACGTGGCGTTGCCCGTGATTGGTGGGCCGGCACGCCCCACAATCGCCTCGCGTGTACCACCACGGTTGACGTTCGAACGATTCGGATTCGTTGAGACGCATTCGCGTGGTGGGCGCCGCGTGTTCGTCTCGCCCAACCAACGCTTCTATCTGATCGCTGGCGTTGGTGTGTTCATGCGTATGCGCAATGGATCGAAGCTGGTGTACAGCTTCCGAGAACCGTTCGCGCTTGACCCGCGGCTTCGCTTCTTCAAGATCGCAACGTCTGTAACGAAACGAGTGTTCAATCGCATCATGGAACGCGAAACAGTAATCGCGATTGGTCGAGGTTCATGAGAAGGGCGGGTCCTCCCTGCGAATGCAACGCGGGTGACGGCGGCCCCGCTCAATTTTTACCGGCAGAGGAAAACTTGATAGCGATATGAACGAATTCGTCGGCGCAATGCATTGGATCGTGTTGGCGTCCGTGATTGTGGCGTTGGTCGCCGGCGCCGGCATTGTCATGGCGATCCCGTTGTTCATTTGGTTCCACGTCATCCGTCGCCGGCGGAAATTCTGATGGCCCGGATCGGCGTCAGCGTGTCGGAGGCGGCCCGTCAATTGGGGATAGCGCATTCTGCGTTGCGGTACGCAGAACGCCGCGGGCGCATCACGTTCAATCCCGATCGTTCGGTCAATGTGGCGTTGGTGCGGAAACCACTTCAGAAGAACACCGACCCGTCGCGCCAAAATAACAACGGCCGCATGAAGAACCCGCCGTCGTTGTCGTCGCGCGGGATCGCCGCCCATCGCGAGATGCAGGCGGAATACCAATCGAAGATGGCGCGTCTCGATTACGAAAAAGAGGCGCGCCTGTTGGTGTCTCGCGACGCCGTGCGCAAAGCAGTATTTGACTCTGTCCGCCGCGTTCGGGATCAATTGATGTCGATTCCCGATCGCATTGATTCCATTGTGGCCGCCGAAACGAACGAACGGCGATGCAACCGCATCATAGCCGATGAAATCGAACGGGCACTCAACGAACTTGCTGGAATCGACGTCTAGCGCTGAGTTTGTACGCGAGGCGTTCAATGCCGCCCTGCGCCCGGAACAACGCCTCACCGTCAGCGAATGGGCCGACAAACACCGCGTCTTGTCGAACAAGGCATCGGCCGAACCCGGTTTTTGGCGGACGTCGCGCGTTCCGTTCATGCGGGAACCGATGGACGTCATGTCCCCATCCAGTTCGGTCGAACGCATCGTCTTGATGGCCGGCACGCAGATCGGCAAGACGGAAAGCCTGAACAACAAGATCGGGCACACCATCTCGCATTCGCCGGGACCGATGTTGATGGTTCAACCCACGTTGGACATGGCCCGCAAGGTTTCCAAACAACGCATCGCTCCCATGATCGAAGAAACGCCGGTGTTGCGTGCATTGGTGCGCGAACCGCGCGAACGCGACAGCGGGAACACCGTCATGGTGAAGGAATTCGATGGCGGCGTCTTGATGATGACCGGCGCCAATTCTGCGGCCGGGTTGAAATCGATGCCGATTCGCGATCTCCTGATGGACGAGGTTGATTCGTATCCCGGCGACGTCGAAGGAGAAGGCGACCCGATCGTAATGGCCGAGAAACGCACCGACACGTTCAAACGTCGCCGGCGAATCATGTTGGTCAGCACGCCCACATTGGAAGGTATCTCGCGTATCGAGATCGAATTCATGCGCGGCGACCGGCGTCGTTATTACATCCCGTGCCCGAAATGTGGGCACATGGACTTCCTCACATGGAGCGGCGCCGACGAGGTGACAAAGATCGCCGGCACGCATCACCGAATCGAATGGGAAGGAATCCACGCCGACGATTCTGACGCCGACACCGCGCACATGGTGTGTTCCGGATGTGGGTCGCGGATCGCGGAATGGAACAAGGAGAAGATGCTTGCCGCGGGGGAATGGCGCCCGACCGTTGCGGATTACCGAGGCAACACGGCGAGTTATCACATCTCGTCGCTGTATTCCCCGTTCGGATGGAAATCGTGGGCCAACTGTGTGCGCGAATTCCTTGACGCGAAACGTGATCCGTTCCAATTGCGTGCGTGGGTCAATACCGTGCTTGGCGAGACGTGGCGCGAACCCGGTGCGCGATTCGATGCGGACATCTTGGCCGAACGGTGCGAGATGTACGAAGCGGAGGTGCCGGCGGGCGTCGGCATACTGACGGCGAGCGTGGACGTGCAAGGTGATAGATTGGAGGTATTGGTCAAAGGTTGGGGCGAACGAGAAGAATCGTGGTTAATCATGCACACGGTCATCATTGGCGATCCCGCGCAAGAAAAGCCGTGGATCGACCTGACGTCGTTCCTGGTGTCTCGGTTCGAACATCAAAGCGGACGGCGTCTCGGAATCGAATTGGCGACCATCGATTCCGGCGGGCACCACACCGAACAGGTCTATAAATACTGCAAGGCGATGGAAGGGAAAAACGTGTTCGCGATCAAAGGTTCATCGCAACATGGAATGCCGTTGGTTTCTCGCCCGACACAACACAACCGCTATCGCGTCTCTCTGTATAATCTCGGCACGGATACCGGGAAGGACATGATCTACGGACGACTGCGCGTGCACGATCGCGGCCCGTTGTTCATGCACATGCCGATGGTGGATCGCGAGTATCTCGAACAACTTTGTTCCGAACGATCGGTCGTGAAATACATCAAGGGAAAAGGTGCCACGCGTGAATGGGTGAAGATACGAGAACGCAACGAGGCGTTGGATTTGGAGGTCTACGCCCTTGCCGCACTGCACATTCTCGGCCTTGGTGTGATCAAGACGTTGGGCGACCGCGCGCGCGCGTGGTCCGTGCCGTTGGAGGAGAAAAATCCGTCCGCAATTCAAACCACATCAACGACTAGACGCATCGTCCCGCCGGCAAAATTCCGCAAGCCATTCGCTACAAGCTGGTAAGCGCATTTCGGAGCCATTCGCAACCAACTGTTGATTTTAAGTAACTATTTACACGCCTTTGCGTGTCCGTTGTATCGTTCTGCGCATGTCAGCGCCTCTATTGACGACGATGCCGGACATCATCCGTGCCGGCCAAACCATAAAATACACCCGCACCATCACCGATTTTCCAGCCGACCAGGGTTGGACCCTCGCCGTGTATCTCCGCGGAGCCGTGACACGCGACGCCGCCGTCAGCACAAATGCAAACGGCAAGGACTTCGACGTGACGGTCCCAGCAACCGGTGCGACCGGAACGGAGGGGATGACGGCGGGGAATTATGCTTGGATCGAACGCGTCAGCAAAGCCGGCGAGGTCTACGATTTCTCCGAAGGGACATTGCTCGTTCTGCAAAATCTCGCCACAGCAGCGGCCGGAGACGGCCAATCGTTGAACGAAAAATTGCTGGCGCTGGTTGAGACGCGGCTCAGCGGCCGCATGACGGAGGACATGGAACAATTCAGCATTGCGGGCCGCGCAATCAGCCGCATTCCGTTCAAGGAATTGATGTCGATCCGCAATTCTCTGCGGTGGTCTGTGTGGCAAGAACGCAATCCAGGTGTGATCGGCCGGCAAGCACTCATCACATTTGAAGGTCCGGAGATGCGTCCGTGAAATATCCCATCGCCCAACGCCTCAAGCTCGCATTGAAGATGTTGCGTGGCGGTTCGTTCACGTTGATGGACGATGCCGCGTTGGAGGCGTTCGGCGGCTCCCATCGATTGTTGGCTGATTGGGTTCTCGGCGGCGGCGACATCAACGACGAGATTCGCGGCGACATGCGGCGCGTTCGCGCGCGGGCGCGCGATCTCGCGAAATCCAACGCCTACATCAAGCAATTCCTGAACATGGTGTCCGTGAATGTGATCGGACCCAACGGGTTCGCGTTGAATGCAATGATCGAGAACGGCCGCGGGAAATTGCTCACATCCGTCAACGACAAGATCGAAGCTGCCTGGGACGAATGGGCCAGCGGCCCGATCACGGTCGATGGGAAATTGAATCTCACCGCGGCGCAAATGATGTTGGCCAAACACGTGGTTCGCGACGGCGAGGCGTTCGTCCGCGTCTGGCGCGATTGGCCTGAAAACGAATACGGAACCGCGTTGGAAATCATCGACCCCGACGTCGTTGATGAAACGTTGAACGAGAACCGGCAAAATGGCGGTCGCCGCATCAACATGGGCATCGAGGTCGATGATTTCGGGAAACCGTTGGCCTACCACGTTTGGACAGAGGCGGACAGTCAACTTGTAAGCAACCGACGCAAACGCGTTTCCATCCCCGCGCCTGACATCATCCATCTTTTCCTTCCCGATCGCGTGGCCCAGGTGCGCGGGTACACGTGTTTCTACCCGGCGATGATTCCGGCCCGCATGTTGCGTGGGTACACGCAGGCGGAATTGGTCGCGGCGCGCGCGTCAGCGGCGAAATTGGGATTCCTGGAAACGAACACGGATGGCCCACCGCCGGCGGACATCGGCGGCAAGGACAATGCAAACGCGCTTTCCATTCCTGCGAATCCAGGGACGATCGAGATGTTGCCGCCGGGACTCAAATTCACGTCTTGGGACCCGCAACACCCGACGACCGCATTCCCCGAATTCGTCAAAGGGGTGTTGCGGGAGATCGCGACCGGTCTGGGTGTCTCCTACAACGCGTTGGCCAACGATCTCGAAGGCGTCAACTATTCATCTATGCGTTCGGGATTGCTCATCGAACGCGATCTGTGGAAGGTGTTTCAAACGTGGTGGTGTTTCGGATTCCTGCGGCCGCTGTACGAGCAATGGTTGAACGTCGCGTTGTTGAAGGGGTCGTTGTCCTTGGGCAGCAGAGACTTCCGCCAATACCGCCGCATTCGTTGGACTGGCCGTGGGTATCGTTGGGTCGATCCGTTGAAGGATGCCCAAGCGGGAATCATGGCGATCAAATCGGGTCTGGCGTCCCGCACTCAACTGCTCGACGAACAAGGATTGGACATCGAGACGGTGTTTCGTCAATTGCGCAACGAACAAGACCTTGCCGCAGAGATTGGGATCACCATTGTTGATCAAAACCCGACGAGCGTAATCAACGAACCGCAGACGAGCACGAACGGAAACGGCAAGTCGGCACGAAATCGGTTGTCGTTCGCGGAGGTGGACGAATGAAACGAATGCAAAAGATGCCCATCTTTGAACGGATCATGACCATGGAGGCGGTGCCGGTTCGCGCGGATGGTGAGTCTGCCGACGCACCCAAACGGCACCTCCTGACATTCAGCAGCGAGGAACCGGTCGAGCGCGGCGGATGGTTCTCCGATCCGTGGTTGGAAATCCTTGGCCACGGGGACGGCGAGGTCAGGTTGAAGCGTTTGCGTGGCGGCGGCGCTCTCTTGTTGGAGCACGACGTCAATCGATTCCTGGGCGCTGTCAAGACAGCGTA